TGCAAACATTGAACTAATGTTAATGATGGGTTTAAGCCCACAAGACGGATGGCGATTAGATATGGAAACAATGAAATACATTAAAGTTCCAACAGATGGAAATACACAAGTCGGCTGAACACGTAATATTTACGTGGGGTAGGTTCAAAGGGCACTCCTTAGCACACGTTGCAAGGAGTGTTCCTTCGTATTTGGAATGGATGTCTGGTCAAGATGGTTTACCTGAGCAATGGAGAATTGCAGCAGCAAAAACCTTGATGAACGAAGATATTAGTGAACTTGACCTTCCCAGAACGAACAATCCAACTATCTCATATAAAGATTTACCCAAGCAATCAAGTGATAAGGTAGAGGTGTTATTAGTTGATAATAAAACCGCTGCAATCATTATGCCATACGACAAAGTGATGTTGGCAAAGTTTAAGTATGAAATTGATGGTCGCAAATGGAACAACGATGAGAAGCATTGGGAGTTTCCAGTTGTGCATCTTCCAAAACTATTTACGATATTCACCAATATTAAGTGTGATAAGAAAGTATTAGATAAAGTTGAGGAACTTAAATCTCGTAGACAAGACCTCGACGAAATCCGTAGTCAAGAAGATACAGACTTCCAAATCAAGGGGATGCAACTCAATCTGTATCCATATCAGAAAGTTGGTGTACAGTTCGTGGATAGAGCAGGTGGTCGTTGTTTGATTGCAGACGCACCTGGCTTGGGTAAGACGGCACAAGCGATTGGATATGCACAACATCACAATCTCAAAACACTTATTGTCTGTCCATTATCTGTTGTAGTCAACTGGCAACGTGAAATCAAAAAGTTTACTGGTAAGAAATCTACCATTTGGGATAGTAAACATTATTACGGAGAGTTGGATAATCAGTTCCACATCGTGCATTATGATGCGGTGGCTAAGATTAGTAAATCACTTCGTGAACAAAAGTTTGACCTCTTGGTGTGTGATGAAGCAACTTACTTAAAGAATAGACAAACCATCAGAGCAAAAAGTATCTTGGGGTCGTGGAAAGAAAGACGAAAGTATCCTGGGATTAAAACCAAGTATTCTATCTTCTTAACGGGAACACCAGTAATGTCTCGTCCAATCGAAGCATTTAGTTTATTAAACTTTTTAGATAAAGAACGATTTAATAACTTTTACCATTTCGTCGAACGCTATGGTGGATGGAAAGGTGATGCTCCACGAAATCTCCAAGACTTGCATGACCGTACAAAAGATTTGGTCATCCGTAGAAAGAAAAGTGAGGTGCTTACAGAACTCCCACCAAAGCAACGAAATGACCTGTATGTAGAACTTACCAAAGAAGAAAAAAAGGAATATCAAGAACTACTCAAAGAAGTCTTTGGTAAATGGAAAATGGACGGTAAACCCTCGGTCACCCATATGCCAAAACTCCAAGCATTCCTTATCCAAAAGAAAATGCCACGATTAATGGAAATGATTGACGAGTTCTTGGATAACGACAGGTCAATCTTGATATTCAGTAACTATCTTGGCCCCCTTCGTTTCCTGACGGAACATTATGGGGACAAAGCCGCCCTCTTGACGGGTGATATGAACAGAGATAAACGGCAGGAAAGTATTGATAGATTAACCAGCGGAAAAGCTAAAATCGGATGTTTTAGTCTCTTGGCGGCGGGTATGGGTATCGACGGATTACAGAAAGTCATAGATACCGTAGTATTTCTCAACTGTGATTGGGTTCCTGCAAACCACGAACAAGCAGAGGACAGAACCCATCGTATCGGTCAAACCTCCCAAGTCCAAGCCTATTATATGTTATGCGAGGACACCATAGACGAATATATGCGGGACATTCTCAAAGAGAAACAACAGGTCGCAGACCTTATTGTGGACGGAGCATTGGTCACTCCTGATAGTAATAAATCATTTTTTAAGGAATTTGTCCGCAGAATTAGTTCGGTATATAATACCCATTTTACCGATGAAAATATAGAAGATTGATATTTATATACAAGTATTTACAACCCAAGGAGTTATTTTATGTCAAATGTTTCATTCCCTACCGAAGTAATCGATTTACCAAGTAAGGGTAAGTTTTATCCAGAAGGTAGTCCACTCAGTAGTGGTCAAATAGAATTAAAATATATGACTGCAAAAGAAGAGGATATTTTAACTTCACAAAACCTCATTCAAAAGGGTGTTGTATTAGATAAGTTAATCGATAGTCTTATTGTTACAAAAGGTGTACACGGTGAAGATTTACTTTTGGGTGATATTAACGCGGTAATGGTAGCAAGTCGTATTATGGGATATGGAAAAGATTATCCAGTTACAGCAACATGTCCATCATGTTCAAATAGAGAAGAGTTGGATATAGACTTATCACAATTAGAAACAAAAGAAGTATCGGAACGTAATTTGTCAGTAACATTACCAGCTAGTAAGAAAACTATTAAAGTAAGATTACTTACCCGTAAGATTGAAAAAGAAATTCAAAAAGAATTGGACGCTATGAAAAAAATAAAGTCCAATATAGATCCAGAAGTATCAACCAGACTACGTTATATTATTGCCGAAGTGGATGGGGCATCTGACCAAAAAACTATTCGTGAAACGGTAGAAAACATGTTGGTTGCAGATACACGAGCACTTCGTGAATTCTACAAGTCGGTGACACCAGACGTAAAGTTTGAAGTATCACATACTTGCGAAAGTTGTAATCACGAAAGTACACTACCAATCACAATCGGCACGGACTTTTTTTGGCCTGACGCAAGAATATAGGTTGAACATGCACAAGGTCATCTTTTCTATGGTGTATCATGGAAAAGGTGGATTTACCTTTCAAGATTTATATAATATGCCAGTGTTCTTGCGCGGCTTCTATTTGAAGGAAATGAATGACGCAGTAGAAAAAGCAAATGAAGAAATAGAAAAGGCTACGAAACGATCACCTCGTAAATGAGATAATAGATGGCTGTAGATCCTAATATGGAAAAAGCAAGTCTAGCAGCGGATGGACTTACTTCTGAATTAAATAATGTGGCTAGCGAAGCAAAAAAGTTTGCTACCACTATGAATGCCATAAACGAAAAAATAAAAAAGACTGCAAATTTAACACAGGAAGAACTTGAAGCTGCTGGTAATGATATAGGTAGAATGCGAAGAGATGCAGCAACACTTGGTCAAGCTTTTAAACGAGGAACGGTTCTTCTCAATGGTTTATTTGATGGTATAAAAGTTACTGACCAAACTGCAATAGCATTATTTAATAAAAATGCAATAAGAGTTGGTTCTAATTTTAATACATTCGCTGCAAGATTACAAAGTATGCAAAATACTTTGGCAAATACTACTAATGAATTTAATAACGTTAGAAAGGGAATGGGTACTGTAGGGACGGCATTCCTTTATACTAGAACTGCGTTGTTTAGTGTAGGACAAGCATTTACACAATTACGGACAGCAGTTTTTGGATTACAAAAACAAGTAGGTACAACATTTGGGTCCGCTTTAAATGTTGGTGTAGGTGCATTTACTAACCAAATTACTTCATTTTTTTCTGGTGGTCCACCACTAACCTTTCAAGAAAGTGTTGATGCGATAAATGCATTTCAAAGAGAATTTGGTGGTATATTAACAAGAGGTGAAGCTCAAAAGATAGCACAAGCTTCCAAAGCATTAGGTATAAGTTCCGCTACTTTCTTACAAGCACAACGTTCATTTTTAGTAGTTGGTGGGGAAGCAACCAAAAATACATTTATTGGGCAATTTAGAGCAGCAGGTTTAACGGCAGCAAACGCACTAGAATTCGCAGCAAAAAATGCAAATTTAGTTGCAATAGCTGGTACCAAGTATGCAGCAGCTCTAGCACAGGCAGCAGCAAACGCACAACGTATTGGTGTTGGATTGGATAGAACCGAAGCATTAGCTGACGGTATAGTTGGTAATTTTGAAGGAGCACTAGAACGGTTCTCTGAACTTCGAGCAATGGGTGTTGAAGTTGATTTTAATAGACTAGCTGCTGTTGCTGGAACAGGTACACCACAAGAAGTATTATCTGAATTACAAAGTCAACTTGGTGGAAACCAACAGTTATTAGCAGAATTACAACGTAATCGTTTCTTAAAAGTTGCACTGGAACAAGATTTAGGTCTTAATGTTGCAGAAATCACAAGATTGGCTGCTGGTGGTGGTGCTGTGGCAACAGAGCAAACGCAAGAAGAAAAAGATAGAACTACACGAGATAAAATATTAGAACGTGTAGGAACCGTTGCAAACTTTTTAGCAGCACTGATTGCAGTAATACCAGCTCAAACAGTAGCTACTGCACTTAATACGAAAGCTTTATTGGCTAAAAAAGTCTTGGGGGTAGCTGAAAAACCACAAATAGCAGCAACTACAGCACCAACATCATTACCTAGACAACAAGAACGATTAGCATTACCAGCACCTAAATCAGACAGAACTTTTTATCAAGGTGGACAAACACCACCAATACCAGGAAGACCTGGTATACCTGCCGGTAGAGTACCACCTGCGACGACATCTGGTGTACGTGGATTATTACCAGCATCAACAACAGCAGTGGCTGGACAGACACAACAACAATTACAAAATCAACTTAGTGTTAGACTGGCGGAAACAACTAGAATTGCCGCCAATTTACAATCACAAGGATTGAGTACAGCCGCCGCAGCGCAAAAAGCATTAGCAATACAAGCAAGTCAACCAGGTACAGTTGCATTAGCAGCTAGCATGAGACAATCGAACCCAGATATGCCAGCATCACAAGCGTTGGCACTTGCTCGGGGACAATCTGCAATACCAACGCAACAAATAGCGACTACATCAACACAAATGACACGAGCAGTTGCAGCACCAACAGTAGCGGCTGGAGGTGGAATGTTTGGTAATGCTATGGCAGGTGCCGGCGGTGGAGCAGCGGTTACAGGAGCTGGTGTACTTGGAGGTGCTGTTGCAGGTATAAGTGAATTCCAACAAACAAAAAGTATTAAACGAGCAATCGCAGCAACACTGATTGGAATAGTCACATCGGTATTGGCAACACTATTAATTGGAATGATACCAGGTGCACAATTGGTAGCTCCAATAGTTGGTGGTATGATAGGTAGTGCAGTTACTCCGATGTTAACAAGTTTCTTTATGGGTTCTGCAAAGGCGGCCGGTGGATTAATTACAGGTCCAGGTACCGCAACAAGTGATAATATATTGACACCAACATCACCAGGTGAATACGTGGTGAATGCAAAGGCAACTAAGGCATACGGTGCCGATATGTTGGATAATATTAACAAAGGAACATTCACACCAACACAAACACCATCGGTTAACAATGTGGTTAATGTCAATATGGATAAGATGGAAGCTAAATTAGACAAGTTAGCAGCGGCATTCTCAAATATGAAGATTGATATGGACGGAAATACAGTTGGACGGGTTTCATTAAACGCACGGTCACCACTTGACCGTCTAGCTGTGGTGGGTTAATATATGGCAAAGATATTTAGTACTATCGCTAAAACCACAAAAACTTTATCCGAAAGATACGCGGACTCCGTTGTGAATAATGAATTTACAACATTTAAGTCATTACGTGGTACAGTAAGTGGAGATTTAGTACCTTCACGATTATTGATTACGAATCGTCCGAAAAAGGTATACGACGATTATACAGATCCTAGATTAACATCTATTCCGTTAGTCAAAGAGTATCAAGAAAGTCAATTGATAACAAAAGCATTGATAACTAGATCTAGACGTACTGCATTCTACGAAGCGTTCAGAAGTACAAGTTCAAATCAAACAGCTACGAACCCAGCAAGAAATGATACTCTTGTAGAAATTAAACCGTACTCCCAGAACGGTGAAAATGAAACATACGTAATAGACACCAGTAGAATGTTGCAAAATTCACAATCATTACCACTGGTATCCGGTCCACGTGATATTCAGAGAATGAACAGATACTTCAGAACATCAGATGGTCAAAATTTTAAGGTATTTCAACAATTACTGCAAGCAGGTAATACCTTCGGTCAGTCTCGGTCATACAACCCAGCATCAGTAGAAAATATGGTGCTGAATTACAATAATGCAAATCTACTAAACCCACTAAATCGTGTATCACGATTGATAGAGGGAACAGCAATACGAGATAGTAGATTACAAGGTAGATTACAAAAGGAAACTGTAATTAATGTACAAACAAAATTACCATTAAAGTTCGTTGGTGGATCACAACCATCGCAACAAAGTGGATTTACTGGAGCATTAAATAGTGCGTTTGGTGCATATGTTCAAAATAGAATTAATCAAGTTAATTTCAATATTGGTGGTCGTACATTTAATGTTGGTCAAGTAGGAAACGCATTAAACGCACTCACTACAGCACAACAAGCACTTGGTGCAGCATTCAGTATAAATGATGCAACTCTAGTAAAAGACCAAACAGCATATGATGCACTGTATTTAAATAATTTATGGCCATTAATGAAGGAAAACGATGGTACAGTTAAAAATTTTCAAGGACCACAAGGTTCACGACAAGCATATCTTGATAGAGCAAGAGCAGCAGTACAAAAAACAAACTTTACAAGTATCAATAGCGGTCTAGGAAATGCATTAAAAGATTATCCAACTGATGACTATAGAAGTTCTGCGGACTACACAGAAACATTACGTTCTGTTAGTAGAGGGACGCCACGTGGAAGTAATCTTACAAGTGCAAGATATACAAAAGACGTATTCAATTTAATTGATGACAAACGTATAACAAAACTTTCTGATTTACAAACTGCTGGTGATCCATCAACAGAAAAAGATTATGTTATGTTTAAAATTGCAGTACCAGGTGTACCAGAATTAGCAAATGGAATAAAGTTCAGAGCATTTATTAGTGATTTGAATCACAACGCACGTGGTCAATACGAAGAAGTTAAGTATGTCGGCAGACCAGAAAGATTTATAACGTATAAGGGTATGAACAGAAATGCGACATTCTCTATGTATCTTGTCGCATTTAGTGAAGCAGAATTAAATGGTATATGGGCTAGAGCAGATATGTTAAATAAGTTAGTGTTTCCTATAAAAGATGCTGGTGGATTTATGGTAGCACCACTAGTAAAACTAACAATTGGAAACGTATTTGTAGACCAACCAGGATATGTAGAAAACGTTGATATGAAGTTGACCGACATTCCATGGGATATTGACCAAGAACTTCCTATGGCAATCCAGTTGACTATGGCATTCAACGTAATAGAAAATTCATTTATTACACAACAAGCTAACAGTGCAGAACTATTCAACTACGCTGCATTGAACGCATTACAACGTGCAAATCCACAAAACGGAACGGGTGTACAATCGGCACAACAAGCTGGTGGTGCGGTAGCACAAGCAACGCAGCCAGCAGGAGTGGGTACAGGAATATCACAAGTAGACACTACTAGTAGAATACGAGCAGATGAAATAAGATACAACCCCAACTATTCTGAGCAAGTGACATCTACAAATCCATTATTGGAATACCAACAAAGAATTCAAAGACAATTACGAGTACCACGCATTGGTTCGACAACCTCAACAGCTGGACGATAACATATGATATTCAGATATCTAGAAGATTTTGAAGTATTAACAACCCGAGATGGTAGAAGATATTACCAAACTGGGATTACAAATATTATACCACCTGATATTTTTGAATATACGATAATCGCACAAGATGGAGATCGTCTTGACACACTAGCAGCACGTTATTACGGGGACGCTTCAAAATGGTGGATTATCGCAAAAGCGAACAACTTAGTTAACGGTACGTTTTTCTTAAAGGGTGGAACACAATTAGTTATACCATCAGCAGGTCTACAATAATCTATGGCACTAAACCCAGTAGAAACATTAAATGTATTTGACAAAGACTTACGAACAGAATTAAGAAATCGTTCGTTTAGTAAAAATTTGGTGCGTATTAGAACACCATTTTTACGGTTCACCACTGCTACCGATATGTCAAACATTGATAATGCTGGGTCATTGGGACCAACATTTGGTGCATATAAGGATTGTAGATTTTTTACTTTAGGATTGCATGGATGGGATAATAAAAATTATTCTGCAGCAGATTTATATGGCACACAATCTGACAAAGGATTGATTATCGGTACAACATATAAACAGTCTGATACTGGTGGTGAACAACGATTGATGTATACCCAAACCACCAAAGACACAGCAGCACAAAATTTTCCACCACCAGGTATAACAAGTGCGACTGTAGAACGTTTGCGCAATGGAAACGTATTAAAATTTACTCTTGAAATTCAATGTTATACCCAAGAGCAGTTGGAAATTTTAGACGCTGTGTGTTTTATTCCCGGAATGACTTCTATATTGGAATGGGGAACTATACATTCTACTACAGATACAGTAGAAGAACTAACTACTCTGGATTTCAAAAGAACCGGAGTAGAAACCGATATAAGGTTAGCGATTGCCGATTCAAGACAAAGCTTTATAGACAAGTGGTGTAAACCAAATAAGTTTAATTATGATTTTGCCGTAGCAAATATTGCAAATGTAAAAACAAGTTTACAAAATGATGTCTACAAAATCACCGTGGTAGCATACGGTAGAGCAGATAATTTATTGTACATCTCTGCGTATTCAACATCAAATCCACTTGACCCAAATCAAGTTAACGCCGATCAAGCGGTAGTCAAGTCTGTATCAGAATATTTTAGAATAAATGGTCCGTTCTCTACATACTTGAAAGACAACGTTAATAATACGGCTGGAAACATAATACGATTTTATGACCCCATAGACAGAGCAGCACAACCAGGAACAGATGTTCCATCGTCTGCTGATTCTGGGACTACTAACGATTTGGGATTGGAAGATTCGTATTTTATAAGTTTTGGACACTTTGTAGACGAAATTTTGAATAGACAGGTTGTGTCTATTATTAACTCTGCTACAAATGGTGAAGCACAACTATCTAATTTGGTATCTCCACTAATTGATGGAACTGATGTTATCGTTGTTGGATTTAATGAATATCTACGGTCAACAAATCCAGAAACAATGATTATCTTCAACGAAGCTGCTATAGCTAAAGCAAATAGAAGAACTACAAATGAAGCACAGCAATCTGGACTTATCAATCAATTACAAAGAAGTGATGGTAATGGTTCGTGGAGTTATAATAACAGAACTCTTGTTGGAGATACAAGTTTACTTGGAGCAGGTGGTGCAGCTGGTAATGCAGAACGTGAGGGAACTTATAGCGCGTTACAAAGTAGAAAATTTGGATCAAACGTAATTACGGAAAGTGGTATAACTTCACTAGCGACGGGTGTATGGTTGAATAGTAAAGGAATACAATCAGTGTTTTTGAACGCAAGAACTATTATGGAAGGACTAGAAGCACTCCTTCGTAATATCAACGCAGCAACAGAAAATTACTGGGATTTGAAGTTATTTTATGATGACGACAGACAACAATTTCGTATCTTGGATGATAACGCAAGAACAATAGCTATTAATTCAGAAGATAAAATCTATGAGTTCAATAAAAAATTATTAAGCACAGATGTAGTAAATGACAAAGGACAACCAGACATTTTGGGTCCTGATGTGTTGGATATACAGGTAAGTACCGATTATCCAAAAATGTTGTTCTCGCAATTAGCGGTGTCGGGAATCAACGGTGGTAATTTAATAACTGCTCCTGAACGTAGAGATGCAGACTTTGTAAACAATAAAGGACTCACCGATATATTTGCTAGAACGAATAAACCACAATCTGGTGTCGAAACTAGCACACCACCAGCATATCCTCCTGGGGGATTGAGTACAACAGATATAGCGAAAACTTTATCTGGTCAATTATTAGGAGATGCGAGTGGAACAGAAAATATATCTGGCTTACTTGCACCATTTAGTGTTGCTGGAGCACAGGGTGTACCACCACAAGTTGCACAATTTATTACAACAATATTCAATAATAGACAATTTTTAACAGTACAGCAAGCTAGAGCTTATCGTTCTACATTTGAACGATTTAGAAGAGATTCTTTAATAACCGAGGCACAAGCAGCAGCTATAACCGCACTATTCGCTTACAGAACAAAAGCATTGATTGAACGTGAAAAAAATAGAGAAAAAGCTGAGTGGGGTTCAAGTTTTTATGCATGGAATCGTGATTATGCAGATGCAAGAATAGCTGCTCGTGCACGTATTATAGTAGAAAATAAAATTGAAGAATCAAAACAATATTTTAGAAATAAAATTGATGCTATAACCAAAACACAAAGAGAAGCGGTTGCGGCAGCTCAACAACAAATAGATGCGCAAAAACCACAACCAGAAATAGTAGGAGTACCAGGAAGAACAGGTCCAGGTGCCATAGCTGCACGAGGGGGACTGTAATATGGCAGATGCAGACAAGAAAATAGTAAAAGTACTTAAGGTAGGCGTTGGATATAACATCGTGCAGTACGATGATAACACAACTGCACGGCGTACAGGTACGTTTGCCGCAAGAAATAATAATCCTGGTAATTTAGAAAATGGGTCTTTTGCTAGAAGTATGGGGGCATTAGATTTAAGTCAAGCCGAAATAGATAGAACTGGACAACAACCCCCACCAGGTGGAAATCCACCTGAACGATTTGCTATTTTTCCTACTTATGCGATGGGTCGTGAAGCAAAAAGAAAATTGCTATTTGAAGGGTCAAGATATAAAGATAAGACCATTAGTGTTGCATTGAGCACATACGCACCACCCAGTGAAAATAATACACAAAATTACATTAATACAGTAGTAAGAGCTTTAAACCCAGCAACACCAGCAATTACCCAAGATACACTAATGAATACGTTGACCGAACAACAACGTATAAGATTTATTGATGCCGTGGAAGCGGTTGAAGGTGGTAGACGAGGACCAACGGGGTCAACACCAACAGCATATACACCTGGAGCTAGTACACCGTTTAATCCAGATGCAGCTATAGATTCATATATGCTAAAAACATATACACAACCATTGAAACAAGAATTTTCAAGAGACACCGATGTTGTAAAATTAGCAGACGATGTACGGGGTGGTAATACATTTGTTAGTTTTGATAAAAAACCATATAGAGATTGGTTAAAAAATACAAACAAACTATATAGCGATTCACAGTTAGATGGAGAATTGGCTCTTCTTAATCTTGCGGCGGAAGCAAATCTGTCTCTTCAAGCGGAAGCAAAGTCTAATTTAGCAAAGGTAGATAATTTAATACCAGCAGAAGCAGCATTTTTAATACAACGAAACTTGTTTGAATTACAACCAGACCTTATGAGACAACAAATGTCTGCAAACGCTGGGTCTGGAAATAGAGAGGTAGATTATTCACACGCGTGGAGAGCACCAGGTAAATTGGCAATCACAGCCGATATTACGATACCTGGTGCATCTGGGTTCCGTATTGGACAAATATTCTGGGTTGGTAGAACATATGAGCATTACAAAAAGTTTGGTGCATTCCAACTATTCGGACTAACAGAAAATATTACTATTGGAAGAGGATGGAACACAACAATTCATTCTAGGTTCAATGCGATGCCAACAGGTAAAGTTAAAAATTTAAAATCGGAATAATACATGTTAACAAATATACCTCGTCCACTATTTGAGATTTTGGGAGATACAAATACCAAAAATAAATTGTCTTTGACAATTACAAATGTCTCACCAAGTATTACTGATGAAGATATACGAAGAAAAGTGAAGTCTCGTTATTTTGCGAAATATACATCGCAAAGATATGGTACCGTGTTTGAAATAACTGGTGGTATGTATTCCAATATACTTAATAACCCATTATTTAGAAAAACTAAAATAGATTGGATAATATGCGGTAAACTTGAAGATACCATCTTGACATTACCAAGTGGTGATAATATATTAATCAAGGGAGTGATTAGCCAAAACAAGGCACTACTTGGACTAGCAGAAGAAGAACTTCCAGGTATTACTAATCATTTACGAAACTATATGGAATTCTATTCGGGGGAATAATGGTTGTACAATCGGTTCTGGACTTACAAAAACTACAGAAGCGAATAGATACCGAGGTGTCGTATATGGCACCTATCCTCGTTGACCAGCACTCGCATCCTGCGGTCAATCAAGTGTCCTCTTTACATATTGCGTTTAACGACGGGGAATACTTCTGCGTTCCCTTTAATCATCCCGATGGTATCCCTCTATCGGTCGAACTTAAAGACGCATTTAAGATTGTTACCCTATACAAACGAGAAATCCTTCATGCGTTCCCAAGTGTTCCACACGAACGGGTGCATGATGTTGCGACTATTCTCCACTTATCCAGTAATAGTATTCCAGAAATTCGTGAATACTATACTCCGAATATCCAACGAACATTACAGCAGTTTCAGTTTAAGAACCTGCATCTCAGTATCCCGTTGACGATGTGGATGGAATATGGACACAACCTACTTCGTTTCATCCACGAATCATACAAGAAGCATACAACACCAGATGGGTATGAGTTTGTCAATAATACAATCATTCCAACGTTGACCACGATTGAGAAGTCGGGGCTATGTATTGACCAGAATATCTTGACAGAACACTTTGGGTCAGACATAAAAAAATATATAACTAATAATACAATATATTCAGAATATAATCCATATACTGCTACAGGTCGTCCAAGCAACAAGTATGGTGGTATCAATTTTGCTGCACTAAATAAATCGGATGGAACTCGTGGAGCATTTACCAGTAGATATGGGGACGATGGACTTCTCATCCAGTTTGACTACGAAGCGTTCCACTTACGTCTGGTTGGGGCACAAATGGGATATGACCTTCCAAATAGTTCTGTCCATACCTTTCTCGCTCAGCAGTATTATGGTAAAGAGGAGGTCAATCCTGAGGAATATGAGGCGTCAAAAGCAAGAACATTTGCATTGATGTATGGAATGACCGAAGAGTTCGGTAATGTTGATTTCTTCCATAAGGTTAGAAAGTATAGTGAACTGATATGGGAAATCTATAGAAGCTCTGGATATGTAAAGACCAAAACGGGTAAGAAACTGGTGGTCGAAGAACCATCGCAGAATAAAGTGTTTAACTATTCTGTACAATGGTTGGAAACAGAATCAGCACTCACTAATGTCGCAAAGGTGTGTGAGTTATTAAAGGGACGATTGACGAAACCTATTCTCTACACTTATGACGCATTACTCTTAGATTTACACAGGTCGGAAGCAGCAATGCTCCCAGCAATCAAGAGTTTGTTAGAGGGAGAAATGTATCCAACTAGAATGTATAAGGGTAAAAATTACAATGAACTTTTGAAGGTAGAAATATAAGGTTTGACCTTACATAATAATATTTATTAGGAGTAAAAAAGCAGGAAGTTTTACCCTAATGAGTTTATTATTATGAAACCAGAAACACAGTTACTTTGTACTTTCTGTGCAAAAAAGGATATTGAATCCACCATAGAACAAATCAAGAAAATCTACACACTCGCATTTAATTCGGTTTATGTGTTGGATAATGTGAATGATGAGAATCAAGCAATCTTGACGTATAATATCGATTTATCGAAACCAGTTCTTGGTGAAGCACCAGAATCTACAATTTCAGTACATAGAAAGAAGCAAACAAACACTATCTACACAATCAATGCTATTAATAAGTTGATTGAAGAAAAGAATGGTGGTGTATTAGATAAGACCTATAAGATTGATTGGACTGAATTACAAAATACTGTTTTAGTCACCGCATACGGTCGCCTTAAAAAAGTAAATACTAAAATATCAAATATTATTAATATTCAAAACTAAGGCTTGACAAACACAACTGACCTCATTATCATACGTGGTGAGGTGTATTAAACACTCAACTCTAAACACTAAGGAGAAAATTGTATGGCACTAGATTTTAATGCCCTAAAGGCAAAGCTCAACACATTCACAAAGCAAAGTGACCGAAGTGAGTCGCTTTGGAAGCCCACCGAAGGTAAGACAACCATCCGTATTGTCCCGTGGGCAAAGAACCGCGAGAACCCTTTCATTGAACTCTATTTCCACTATATCGGAAATAAGACTTACATCTCGCCTCTTTCATTTGGTCGCCGCGACCCTATCGCGGAATTCGCAGACAAGTTAGTTGAAGATGCACGCCGTGAAGGTCGTGAAGCGGAGAAGGCTGCCTGGAAGCAGGCTAACGCTTTCCGTCCGAAGCTTCGTACCTATGTTCCTATCATCGTTCGTGGTGAAGAGGACAAGGGTGTTCGTTTCTTCTCATTCGGTAAGACGGTCTATCAGGACCTCCTTTCCTACATCGCTGATCCTGACTACGGTGATATTACTGATCCGAAGGTTGGTCGTGATGTTGTGGTCGAATATATCCCACAAGAGAAGTCCGACACGAACTTTGCCAAGACCTCAGTAAAGGTTAAGCCGAATCAGACCCCTGTGGTCGGTGATGTTGATGTTGCTAAGAAGCTTCTCTCGGAACAGCCCGATATCTTTGCACTCTACAAGGAACCTTCCTATGAAGAGTTGATGGTTGTTCTCCAGAAGTATCTTGACCCAGATGGTTCGACTCCCACCCCCGCTCCTGCAAAGGGTAATTCTGAGGTCAAGAGTGTGACCGCCGAAGTCCTTGACGTTAAGACGGAGATTTCTGAGTCGGCACAAGTCAAGAACGCTCTTGATGAGTTCGATAAGCTATTCGACAATTAATCGGTAATCAACTATGGCTACCGAAAAGAAAACTAAGAAACCAATTCCTGCGGCAGACCGTGACGAGTTGGCACAAGTCATCGCAGACTCACTTAACAAATTAAACAAAGACTCTGACCAGATTGCATATTTCCTTGATGGTAAGGAAGATACTCCAACGGATTTCACCGATTTTATTTCGACTGGTGCAACAATGTTGGATATCGCAATCAGTAATCGTCCCCACGGTGGTATCGCTGTGGGCCGTATCACTGAACTTACTGGATTGGAAGGTTCTGGTAAATCGTTGGTCGGTGCACAACTTATCGCTAATACACAGAAACGTGGTGGTGTGGCAGTATTGATTGATACTGAAACCGCAGTTAATCCAGAGTTCTTTAAGGCTGTAGGTATTGATATGAACAAGTTAGTATATGTTCATCTTTCTACGGTTGAAGATATCTTCGATGCAATCACCAATATCATTGAAAAGGTCAGAGCTGGCAAGGACAAAGATAAGTTGGTCACGATTATCGTTGACTCCGTTGCCGCAGCTTCTACTAAGAAGGAAATGGAAGCCGACTTCGGTAAGGACGGATACGCTACTGACAAGGCAATCATTATCAGTAAGGCAATGCGAAAGATTACCGGCCTCCTCGGTCGTGAACGTATCGCATTAGTATTCACCAACCAACTCCGTCAGAAGATGAACGCTCCTGCGTTCTCTGACCCGTGGACTACCTCCGGTGGTAAGGCTATCGCATTCCACGCATCAACTCGTATTCGTTTGTCCTTAATTGGTAAAATCCAAGACGGAAACAAGAATGTTGTTGGTGTGAATGTCAAGGCGGTTGTGGTTAAGAATCGTCTTGGTCCTCCACATCGTGTGGCAGAATTCGACATCTACTTTGACCGTGGTATTGATGATTATGGTAGTTGGTTGGATGTCTTGAAGGAAAACAACTTGGTCAAGCAATCTGGTGCATGGTATACTATGATTGATGAAACTACTGGTGAAGAAGTTAAGTTCCAATCAAAGGACTTCCCGAAGTTCTTAGACTCGAACATCACCCGTAAGGAAGAAATCTATAGTAAGATTTGTGATACACTCATTATGAAGTATCGTAGTGAGTATAATCCAGACGCTATGACACTTGATACTGGTGAAGAAGATAGTAAACAACTTTTACTGGACGAATAATATGTTAGAAGAATTCATTGAGGTTGCATTAGAAGCATTTACTAATGCAAACGGAAATGTTGATAAGTTTGAACTACAACTTCGTAGAAAATTGATGGTATATAACACTACTGTCGCAACACAGCAATCTGTTGTGAATACTACAATTCCTCCAATTCCACTAAATCAAGTTGAAAAAGCTATAACTAACATAAGTGAAAATGATCCTATTTTTGCCGAACTTGAAAACATAGATGTTAATACTATGACTGATGAAGATGTATTAGCATTGGCTCGTCGTATGGGAATAATGGAAAACGTAGCTGAGCAATCAGAAGAAAATGAGTGATTTACAGAAAGTTTTTGAATCAATGAAGTTTGATGTCAGTAAGGAGGACACGAAGTATAATAGTCGTGTCCTCTTTATTGACGCACTCAATACGTTCTTACGTAGTTATGCAGCAATTCCAACACTTGATGATAATGGTAATCATATTGGTGGTATGTCTGGATTTCTGAAAAGTGTTGGGTCTGTTGTTCGTGATTTCAAACCTTCTCGTGTTGTGATTGTATTTGACGGAAAGGGTGGGTCACAGCGTAGACGTAAAATCTATTCAGACTATAAATCAAATCGTAAGCCGCCGACTCGGTTAAATCGTCAGTACGATATGACAACCGAAGAGCAAGAAACAGAAAATATGAAGTATCAGTTGGTGACACTTATTGAGATGTTAGAGTGTCTCCCTGTTACGATTTTCACAATGGATAATATTGAAGCAGACGATGTGATTGCATATGCATCGGAACTGATCACCGCACAAGGTGGAGAATCTATCATCTATTCTACAGATAAAGATTTCTTGCAAATGGTGACGGAAACTACAAAGGTCTACAATCCCGTCAAGAAGAAAACATTTGATGTGCAGACGATTATAGAAACCTATGGGGTGCATCCTGATAACTTTGTATATTATCGGGCACTACTTGGTGATAAGAGTGATAATATTGATGGTATCCGTGGGGCTGGTGAAAAGACGGTATTAAAGTTATTTCCAGAACTTGTAGATAATACAAATACAGTTGACTATAATTTCATCGAACAAAAGTATACAGATGTAAAGAAGAAACCGAAATTAATTGAGAATATTTTAAGTAATAAAGATATAGTAGAAAGAAATATGCAACTCATGCAGTTACGAGATGTTAATATTTCAACAGATGCAAAAATGAAAATAGTTCATAAATTAGACATTGTTAAGACGGATTTACGCAAGATGGACTTGACAAAGTTGATGATTCGTAGTAAAGTTATATCTAACTTTCCGACTTACGATATGTGGCTTGCGTCCACATTTGTTCCACTAACGAGGTTCTCTAATGGTTCCGATAGTATCAGCACCACAAAATTATGATACGAATGTAGATAATCTATCGAAGTATGGTATTGAGTTTCAAACAAAAGTATTATCGTCGATAATCTCTGCACCAGATTTTTTGGAGCAGTCGTTTGATGTTATCAATCCATACTTCTTTGATAGTGATTCTGGTAGATGGATTGCGAAGAAAGCTCTATCCTTTTATAACGAATATCGCACACTACCAACACTTGAATATTTCAAGATTGAATTATCACAAGAAACCGACGATTCACTTCGTGCGGGAACTATTGAATTGCTTCGTAAGGTGGTCACGAAGGTCACCGATACGGATGCAGAATATGTTCGTGATAAGTTTCTTGACTTTGCTCGTAATCAGTCATTAAAGTCGGCAATCATTAAATCGGTTGATTTACTACAGAGTGGTGATTACGATAAGATTAAGACGGTTGTTGACCACGCACTTCGTAGTGGACAACCAAAGGAAATCGGTCTAAACTGGTCGGAAGATGTCGAGGCACGATTGGCTCGTATTTCTCGTGATACGGTTCCGACTGGTTGGGATGTAATTGATGCAATTACTGGTGGTGGATTGGGTGGTGGTGAACTTGGTGTCATCGCAGCTCCGTCTGGTATCGGTAAGAGTTGGGCATTGTCTACGATTGGTGCAAACGCACTACGTAAGGGAAAGCGAGTGGTACATTACACTCTTGAACTTAACGAAAACTATGTTGGTATTCGGTATGATACTATCTTTACTGGTATTGAACCTGGAAAGATTCCTGATAATGTTGATGCCGTTAAAGATGTGGTGTCAAAGATTACTGGACAACTAATTATTAAATACTATCCTGCCAGAAGTGCAACGTGTAATTCACTTATGGCACACGTACAACAGTTGACAGCATTGGGATACAAGCCCGATTTGATGTTGGTTGACTACGCAGACTTATTAAGAGCAGCAGAACGAGTAGATGCCCGTTATCAAGAATTGGGTGCAATCTACGAGGAACTTCGTGGCATCGCTGGGGAACTGAACATTCCATGTTGGACAGCATCGCAGACACAACGTAGTTCTATTCAAGATGACGTTATTCAGGCAGACAAGATTTCAGAATCATATAATAAGATTATGACTGCTGATTTAGTCATCTCGTTGAGCCGTAAGTTAGAAGATAAGGTCAATAAGACAGGACGTGCCCATATTATTAAGAATAGATTTGGTGCAGATGGTCAAACATTTCCTGTCGTGATGGATACAAGTATCGGTCAGATACAAATTTACGATGAGAAATCATCAAAAGGTATTTTGTTGAAGAAACAGATGGAAAATCAAGTTGCAGATGAAAAGAATACACTCAGAAAAAAGTTGGCAGAGATGAGTGGATTAGAAAGTCTTGATGATTAACTAACACATAATTTTTTCCTAAACAAACACCCTATTTATTTTACCACAACCCATAACATTCAGAGTAGAGATTGGAGTATTCAAATGCAGATTGAAGCAAAGATTTTAAGTGATATTACCGTATTTATGAAGTACGCAAAGTTTAATCCTACATTAAATCGTAGAGAAAATTGGAAAGAGTTAGTTGATAGAAATAAACAAATGCATTTGGAAAAATATCCAAACCTAAAAGAAGAAATAGAGGCAGCATACAAATATGTATATGATAAGAAGATACTTCCTTCCATGCGCAGTTTGCAGTTTGCTGGGAAACCTATTGCCATTAACAACGCTCGTTTGTATAATTGCTGTTTTCTACCTATTGACCACGTGGACGCGTTCTCAGAAATCATGTTCCTCTTGTTGTCAGGCACAGGGGTCGGATACTCCGTACAAAGGCATCATGTAGAAAACTTACCTGAGATTAACAAGCCAACAAAGAATCGTCGTTATCTTGTTGGTGATAGTATCGAAGGTTGGGCAGATGCGGTGAAGGTATTGATGACCGCATATATGAAGGGTAAGGCAATGCCAATTTATGATTTCACCGATGTTCGTCCAAAGGGTGCAATGCTCTTGACCTCTGGTGGAAAGGCACCTGGTCCTGAACCATTAAAGGATTGCTTACATAATGTGCAAAAGGTATTGGACAGAAAGCAAAATGGTGAACACCTCACTACACTTGAAGTCCACGACATTCTTTGCTATATCGCTGATGCCGTGTTGGCAGGTGGTATTCGTCGGTCAGCAATGATTTCGTTGTTTGATATTGATGACGACGATATGTTGACCTGTAAGTTCGGTAACTGGTGGGAACAAAATGCACAACGTGGTCGTGCAAACAATTCAGCAGTCATTGTTCGTTCAAAGGTTGAAGCAGAAACATTCTTTGAATTATGGAAGAAAATTGAAGCATCGGGTTCTGGTGAACCTGGTTTCTTCTTTACCAATGATAAGGATTGGGGTATGAACCCTTGTGCAGAAATTAGTCTCCGTCCGTTCCAATTCTGTAATCTCACCACCATTCATGCGGGTGATGTTGTAGACCAAGACGATTTGAACGCACGTGCTAAGGCAGCAGCATTTATCGGCACACTACAAGCAAGTTATACAGATTTTCATTATTTGAGAGACATATGGAAAAGAACAACAGAGAAGGAAGCACTCATCGGAGTGTCGATGACTGGAATAGCATCGGGTGGAGTGTTAAAGCTCAACATGAAAGAGGCTGCAAATTTGGTGAAGGAAGAGAATGCACGTGTATCGTCTATAATTGGTACGATGCCAGCGGCCCGTTGCACGACCGTGAAGCCAGAGGGCACGTCATCTCTCGTTTTGGGTACGAGTAGTGGTATTCATGCTTGGCATAACAAGCACTACATTCGTCGTATCCGTGTAGGTAAGAATGAAAGTATCTACGCATACTTGAAGAACAATCATCCAGAACTCGTCACTGACGAATACTTCAAGCCAAATATTCAAGCAGTTATTGAAGTTCCACAAAAGGCACCAGATGGAGCAATCACTCGTCAAGAAAGTGCATTAGACCTCCTCGGTCGCACCAGTAAGGTATGGAAGGAATGGGTCAAGACAGGTCACAGAAAGGGTGCAAATAAGAATAATGTATCCGTCACCGTATCTATCAAGGATGGTGAATGGCAAGAAGTTGGTGAATGGATGTGGGAAAATCGTGAGAACTTTACCGCACTTTCAGTTCTTCCATACTCAGACCACACATACATTCAAGCACCATTTGAAGATGTTGACGAAGAAACCTATAACGAATTGGTTGGTCATTTACACGAAATCAATCTTGATGATGTCGTAGAAGTTGAAGATGTCACCAATTTACAAGGTGAAGCAGCATGCTCGGCTGGTGGATGTGAGGTTCAATAATGCTGAACAAGATTGACACGATTGAACAGTTAAAAGAAGTGGTTCATCACAACGATATTGCAGTGGTGGACCTATACGCAACGTGGTGCAAACCATGCCAAGAAATGCTTCCAGTCATTGAAGAACTTTCTAATCAAACACCAGTTCCTTTTTACAAGGTAGATATTGATGAAGTTCCAGATGCAAAGACATTTACTGGAGCAAAGGCTGTTCCAATGTTATACATCTACAAAGACGGACGAATTCGTGAATTTGCATTTGGTGTAAACGATAAGTCTAAGATTGAAATGAAACTTAAAAGGGTTATGAGGGCATAATGAAGGTTAAGAAATTATTTGATAATGCGACATTACCAACCAAAGCACACGCTGGTGATTTAGGATACGATTTATATGCTCAGGCGCAGATGGTTATCTATCCTGGAGATGTAGGATTAGTCCCTACAGGTATTTCCGTACAATTCCCAGAAGGTTACGGAGCATTACTTCGTGACCGTTCTTCGGTGGCTACAAAACAATACTTATTTGTAGTGGCTGGTGTAATTGACAATGGTTATACTGGTGAAATTAAAATAGCTTTATATAATGGTGGTCGGGATGTCGCCAAGATTCAAGAAGGTACAAAAATTGCACAAATGATTTTGGTTCCAACGGTCAATTTTGAAATAGAAGAAGTTTCAGAAACCACATCAGTAGATGGAAGGGGGAGCAATGGATTCGGTTCAACAGGCAACTGATTTTAATATTACCTTTACCAAAGCAGCACTTGGGGAAATGAAGAAGTTTGCAGAAGTAGAAAATGCAAACTACTTCCGTATCTCAGTATTACCAGGTGGATGTTCTGGTTTTAAGTATGATTTTAACTTAGTCGATAATCCAGAAGAAGATGATATTGTGATTGAACAAGAAAATGGATTGAAGGTCATTGTAGATCCTTTCTCAACATCATATCTCAATGGAACATTGGTGCATTATGTAATGTCAATGCAAGCTTCTGGATTTACATTTAATAATCCAAACTCAACAGCAAAGTGTGGATGCGGAAGTAGTTTCGCAGCATAAGGAGACGTTATGACAAAAAAGGTTGTGAACTGGTTATTTCAGGTACCCGTAGGAATCTATGACCTATCGTATCTTGTAACAGAAGATATCAATAAAACATTACAAGGTATCGGGTACACTGAAAATGATTTAGTTGACGGTATTCGTGGTAATCAAGACCCAAGTAAAATGCCAGAACTAAAACACTTGTATACAGAATTCCAAAAGTATGTTGACGATTATTCAGCAGAAATAGGTATTCAAACAAGTTACATTTATGAAAGTTGGATGAATATTCTAACTATGAATGGTTCTGTTGGTGTTCATCGTCATTATGAAAGTGTAATCAGCGCAGCATACTATCCATATGTTGATGAAGGAAGTGCACCAATTGTATTTGTTAGTGCAACGGAAGGATATAGAATGTTGGATGTGCAACACACCGCACCCAACGCTCCTGGAAAATATACGTCAAATGTAGAAAGAGTAGAAGCAAAGACTGGACAATTAGTATTATTCCCAGGGTGGTTACAACATTATGTTCCACCCAATAAGACTAATATGAGAATTACCTTAAGCTTCAACACCAAATACTAATATATGACCCTTTTGATTACGTATGGCTCGTAAAAAACAAGAGAAACGAGTAATAGGTAACAAAATTGAGAAAACGGTTTCGACAATACTAACGAGATTGAATCTTCCATTCGAAGAACAAGTCTCGGTAGACAAATATACCGTTGACTTTTTGGTAAATAAGAAGTATATTGTTGAATGTTATGGTGACTTCTGGCACTGTAATCCACAGCAATATACTTCTTCGTATTTTAATCGTGGAAAGAAGAAAACCGCAGAAGAAATTTGGCAAAGAGATACGGAACGTAAGAAAAAATTTGAAGAAATGGGATACAAGTTTTTATGTTTGTGGGAAAATGACATACGGAACAACCCAAAGATTATTCAGTCAAAAATAAAAAAACATATTAGATTAAATGAGGGGTTATGAGAATTTTGTTATTTGGATTACCTGGTTCTGGAAAGACTACATTAGCAGAAAAGTTAGTGAAACTTCTCCCCAACGCAGGACATTTAAACGCAGACGCGGTTCGTAAAGCATTCGAAGATTGGGATTTTAGTCCCGCAGGTCGAGCACGACAAGCTCTTCGTATGCGAACAATGTCTGATAATTTACTAGAACAAGAAAGTGTAGAATATGTGGTCGCAGATTTCGTGGCTCCAACTCGTGAGTTACGTGCAATCTACGAACCACATTTCTGTGTCTGGATGGATACTATCGTAGAAGGACGCTTTGAAGATACGAACAAGGCGTGGCAAGTCCCACAAGAGGACGAATATAATATTCGTATCACAGAATTTAACTCAGACGTAGAGGCAGAAAAATTATGCAATTTAATTCTAAA